TCATGACACCTCCGCTAATGCTTGCTCAGTGCTTGTTAGTCGGCGTTTGGCATTAAGTTCTGCAACTGTTGCTGTGCGGATTTCTTTTGAAGAAACCAGAATCAAATGATTCTCTGATTTGATGGTCCATAAACTAGTCAAGGTTTTATTTTTGACTTCAAACAAATCATTTGATTTAAAACTTCGACACTCTTTAGTAAGTACTACAACGTCACCCACTAAAAATTCTGGCTGGTTGCGTTCGGTTGTTTGATTTGATAAATTAGTTTTATTCATTTGATTCATCTCGACTGAATACCTATAAACCACTCTCTACCTGGATGGGGAGTGGTTTTTTATTTGAATAAAATCCGCATGTATTCAGGTGAAGTGAATGCATGTGCTAAATAAACTCGCGTTGCTTCTGCAATTTCAGGTGAGCAATACACATCACTTTCTTGCACAACCTTCAAACCAATGGCTGTCAACAAAAAGCTAATAAACTCAATCTCAGTCCATCCATTTGATTTCTTTTCTGTTTTCATCCGTGAAAGGATGCTTGCATCGACATTTATCATCTCTGCTACTTGTCTTTGATTGCTAGCGTTAAGTGCTTGCAATATGAGCGATTCGTTATTGCTAGCGCTTGCAGGCAATTCATTTAATACTTTGCTCATGGTTTAGTTCCTAAGCGGTTAATTGTTTTGAACAATATTCCTTCCATAAATTTTCTAGTTTTCTTCCTAGATCATATGAAAGGCGTTTCCCACATAACCCGCGCTCTAAATCACTAACGTAATTCTGTGAGCACCCGATTTCTGCGGCTATAAATGTCTGAGTAAGACCCTTTTCCCTTAACTCAGAGATCATCTTCTGCCATTGATTCATGGGCGGTCTCCGATAATTTTTATTAAATATATAGGTTTTCCGATATTTATTCAATAGCCAAACCGATTGAAATATGTATCAGAATTCCGATAGAAGTAACGATGGACAAATTTATGGCTACTTTGGGCGAAAACTTAAAAGCAATTCGCAAAGCTAAGAAAATGACTCAAAAAGAACTGGCTATGAAGTCAGGTGTCAAACAATCTGTAATTTCTGATCTCGAAACAGGGAATGCCAAATCGACAGGCTCTATACTTGAGCTGGCTACCGCACTTGGTGTTACCGCAGAAGAGCTAAAAAAAGGAATTGTCAGTAAGTTTGACAATAATGTTGAGCCTATAACTAAAAAACTAATTCCCGTTCTTTCTTGGGTGCAGGCAGGGACAATGACATCAGTAGAAGCTATCGATCCTAATAAAATAAATGAATGGTTGCCACCACTTAGTGCAGATGATCCAGATGGTTGTTTTTATTTGAGAGTAGTTGGAGTAAGTAATTCCCCTAGATATGAAGAGGGAGACTACATTTTAGTTAATCCAAACTATCAAGTTTGCGATCTAATCGCTGATGACCTCATCGTTGTTAGAAATAATTCAGACGCAACCTTTAAGAAGCTTGTAATTGAAAGCGACCAGCGCAAATACTTGCAAGCATTAAACCCCAACTTCCATCCCAATATTATTGAATTTGAAGATGGTATGGAGCTCGTAGGCTTAGTTATTGATGCATTTAGACCATTAGGCGGATCACGTCCAAAGCGTGTTAGAAAAAGTTAAATTAAGGTTTTAGGTGATATATGGACAATTCAAAACTACCAATCAACCAGATTATTGCTCGTATCAATGATGCAGCTAAACATGGTGAAGCTTTGGTGCTGACTGCTGAAGAGGTAAAGATTCTTTCTAAAGATATTGGCGACAAAGTCTTTATTCCTGTGCTTACTAATGAGCAGGTCGTGCAGTTGGTAAAAGAAGGAAAGCTAGGACAGAAAATTAATAACACAAAAGATTAATAAACTGTGAACCCGACACAGTCTTTACAACAGATCGGGTGGGGAAAATAATGAGTAAGACAGTTGTAAAAGACAAAACCGTACACTACAAAAAAGTAGACTTTCTAAAAGGCGCGAACCTTGGAAACTTACTTAAAGCCCAACTATTAGATAAAGACTCTTTTTATCATAAAGCTATTAATAGGCAGCAATTTGTATCGGCTACTAAAGATGATTTTATCCTTATAAATCACGCAAGTTCACATCAAAGTATGTTCTTTGGAGAGCTAATCATAGTGGAGTCTGGTAAAGCTCAAGCTGTTTTAAAAATAGACAATGATAGTGCTACCGAATTCCCAATCAAAACTTACTTAACGGAAGATTTACCTGATGATGAGGATGAATCTGTTGAAGTAGTGCGCAAAGAATTTATTGATAGTGTTTTATATTTTGGAGTGATTGATAATCATGTTGCAATTATTCAATCCAGATCATTAACAGCAAGAACTCTTGAGTCTTATTTAGGTTGGCTTTTGGGTGAAGCAGCTAAAGCCTTACCAGCGAATAGTGCCTTAATCTTAAAAGATGCTCCGAACCCGGCAATTAAAGAAAAATTGGAATCAACGCCAGCCAAGACCATCTCAATCTCATCTGGAATTGGATCAACAGAATTGCAACCGATTCACAAAATAGAGTCGAACGTACCAGCTAAGATTGATTACAAAATTGAAGAAAATGTGGTTGATGTTTTAAAAACTGCATTTGGTGTCGATTTGGATGATTTAAAACTTGAAGATGGCCTTGATGACGCTAATTTAAAGCTTAAATTAACACTCACCTATAATCGAAAAACATCCAAAAGCGGGCAAAAAGTAATTGATACTGTTGCATCATCTATGAGACATAATGATGATTATGTTATAACTCTTGAAGATGGTACTAAGGTCACAGCGGATAACTTAAAGATGAGTGGAAAAATATCTGTTGAAACAATCAATAATAAAGTTTATAACGACGGCCTTAAAGTTCAATTGTACAATTGGATGACTACCAATATTAATTTTGGTGATTAATCATGGCTAAACGCTACTTGCCGTTTTACAACAACGCTAAATTTATTGCATTAGTGTTAGTAGCTCTATTTGTCATTTTTTCAGTTACTTTTAAATTTCTTGCCCTTGATGTAAATATCAACTTGGTTCAATTTTCCTTTGTTTTGTTATTACCGTTAAGTCAAATTTATCTAGCCTACAAAGGTATGCTCGATGCATTGAAGCTTGATGGTTTAAATCAATCAGAGCGGGATCGCCTCACGTCCACTGTGGATATAAGGAGCAAATCATCACTATATGTTGCCATTTTATTTATAGTGATTGTTTTTGGAATGTATGTTTTCAATGAATTGAATTTACTATCAAATCAGCATCTTTTAGCATTAGTCTTATCTGTAGGCTTAACCTCAATATTAAGTTTCTTTTTGGCATGGAGTGATTTAAAAGAAATATCTATGCTTGAGAAAACCCTTAAGGCTCGTAAAGAGGCGAGAGAGGCCAGAAGCAAAGTAATGAGCAATAAATAAAAATCAAACACTACCCTTCTCACCCAACCCACCCCGTGTGGGTTTTCTTTTGTCTATTAAAGCATAAAAAATCGGATTTTCTATAAAAATATCGGATTACCTATTGACTAATAATATCGGAAATGCGATATTTATCTCACAGACAACAAAAAAGCACACCGCCCCTCCCCAGGTCCGATGTGCTTTTGCAAAACTGCGAGATCAATTATGAACGTAAAAGCTCCTCCTTTCAACTCATTTGCATTTGTCAGCATGGCTGCTCTTGCAATTTCTGGTGGTTCTTTAGTTGCTTGCCAATTGCAGCCAGCTTTCCAAACAAAAGAAGTCCCTTCTCTATTTACCCCTAAGACTCAATCAAGTACTTACGGTGTGTTAACCGCGAAAATCACAGGTAAAGATTCTGGCGTTGCCGTCATCAAATTAGATAGCTTCCGTTTAAACGTTAGCTTTGATTTTGAAGCCTATCCAGACAGCTACGGCGTTCCAGGTTCTGAATTCACCGCTGTTGATATTACCCAACTCACTGTAAATGAAATCACTGACATTAATGGTAAGTCATATAACGATTTCACCGAATTTGAAGACATCCGAAACATCAATGGTCTTCTAAAAGGCTTCATCGAACGTAACAAGTTGGTGGAGGCTTAAAGATGTCTAATTTCAAAAAGCACCCTGATGGCTACAAGTCTTATTTGGGCCGTGATGACCAAGGTCTTTATTCCGTGCGTATTAAGTGGGCTATCTATGCTGCAAATGCTAACGGCTCAGTACTTTACGAAATTAAAGATGGCATTAAAAAGCCACTTAATGTTGAGCAATTTAAAGCTAAGGAACCAAAGGTTTTCGCTTCTCTTATGCAAGAAATCGATTTTCAACGCAGAAAGCAGCTCGCTATAAAACTGCGTGAAACAAACATCCCTACTTATGACCGCAAGGCTTACAAGCAAAAACGCGGCTTCACCGGTTCTAGATGAGGATAAGAAAAATGACAACTGAAAACTCAAAAGACAACTTACATATCTGGAATGCAGTTAAGCAAACGCCTACCAATTTTCTTAAAAAAATTGAGTTTGGTTATTTAAAAGGTAAATCAGATATTAACCCTCAATGGCGATTAATGGCTATGACTCAGGCCTTTGGCCCGGTTGGTCATGGCTGGACTTATAGACATGTACGTTTATGGTCTGAAACCGCGCCAGATGGAACAATTATGGCTTTTGCTGAAGTAGCAGTAAAAACCAAGATTGATGGTGTTTGGGGTGAGGAATTTTTCGGCAACGGCGGTTCAGCAATTGTTGAAGTTCAAAAAGGCAAATTAGTAGCGATTGATGAAGGTTATAAAAAGGCCGTTACTGATGCTCTTGGTGTAGCGTTTAAAGCTATTGGTGTGGCAGCTGATGTTTACCTCGGTAATTTTGATGGTAGTAAATATCTATACAACTATGACTATGCATATCTAGAGCAAAATGCCTCAACCCCAGCAGGTCAAAATTCAAACCAGAATAACCAGACAACTGCTCAGGGTGCTAACCAGAAGCCACCTCGTACTCAGGACCAACTATATCAAGATGCTTTAAAAGCAATTAAAGATGCTCCAGACACTAACATTTTAAATGCTGCAATTAAGAGGTTTAAAGGTACTACGTATGAGGCAGGTATCAATAGAGCATGCCAAGCACGTGCCGATCAGATGGGTTGGGCCCCTAAAAACCATCCTCAGCAAGTTCAGCAACAACAGTCGTTACATCACTAAAAGGAGAGCTTTTCATGTCTAATTTACTAACTGCAGCTGAAGCATTTGCAGCTCTTCAAAAAGGTAAAACTGTTCTTTGTCGTCCTATTGGAGACATGTTGGACTTTTCTGACTTAGATCAATTCCCCGCTTCTGTGTTTGGTAAACCGGGTTTTGAATTTTGCATCAAAATCGAAACTATTGAGCTGGCTGGCATTACATTCACAAAGCCATTAACTATTGATGAATATGAGGAGGGACAGGATGTTTTTGTAATTACTACATATTCGCCTTCTATTTACGTCGTGAATTTTAGAACCACCGCATTAATTGAATCTATTAATAGCGGCTTTGTTCAACGTGATGCAGAAAACGCCAAGCTTCAATTAAAAGCACTATCTAAAGCGTTAGGTTTTGAAGTTAGTGACGATTTTAGTGTTATTCGCCTAGGTGACGAACCAAAGAAACAGCGTGCTAAGAAATCAAAAGGTGCACAGACAGTAGTTGTAGAAAAGACTTCTGAAATTGTTGATGAAGTTAAACAACCTACAATTGTTATTACTGAGCAAACAAATGTAACTACTTCTAAAGACTCATTGGTGCAATCCGAAGATATTTCAGAAAATATAGGATCAGCTTTAGATAGTGCGATTGTTATTACAGAACAACCTTATGTGTCTTCACCTGAAGATTTTTTAACTCAGCCTACACCTGAGCAAGAAAAAAACAATGAGAGGATCTATTAGTTCCAGAAACTAACGAGCCTAAAGTAGATCCAGAATATCAGCAAACCCTAGATACTCTTCTACAGCGTGTAAAAGAGTCAAAAACACCTGCAGAAGTAAATGCGGTTTATCGTTATACCCGCACATGGGATGACGAACAAATGAAGCCTATCCTTCTCGCCACTCACAAGCGACTTGAAGAGCTAGAAAAAGAAAAGGCATCTGCTAATGAGCCACCCTCTTTAATGGTTCAAATCCAAACTGCACCAGACCTTACAACGCTAGATGCTTTGGAAATAGACGTGGCTGCACGAGATCCGCAGATTCAACCGAAGCTAATGGGGTATGTGAGAAAACGCCGCTATGAATTAGAGAATCCTACACCTACTCAACAAGAATCTACCCCTGATTATTTATTAGTGGACGGTTTCTAACATGAAAGATCAGTACAAGAAAGTGAGCCAAAAACACATGCTTGGTTTTATGTACTACTTGCAATTGCTGGGCTACGTAATAGTCCGGCAAGGCATGGACCAAGCAATGTTTCTAACAAAGCATTATGCGGTACCAGTTGCTTGGCGGCGCATAACGATCGACTATCACAACCGATTAAATAAACCTGCCCAGCAGCTTTATAAAGAGTTTGTTGAGTGGACTAAAGAAGAATATTTGAGGGCTTAGGTAATGATTGATTTAAAAACAAAACAAGCTTTTTGGTCTGAACAATTACCTTTCTTTAAAGAAAAATATTGGATTCCCGGACATCTAGATGTACTCGAATTTGATATGAATGCTGGTTGTTTTGATATTGCTGAAGGCGTCAAAACTGATCTAAGTGAAGAAGACCTTTTTGATGTTTACCATCGTGTAAATAGTGGTTGGGCAATGTGGAAAAAAGCCGTGAATTTCATGAAATCCAAAGTTCCAACGTGGATTAGCGTGAATGATGAATTGCCACCTACTGACATAATGGTACTTATTTGTTGGGCAGATGCTCCTGATGTCACCCCAGAACAAGACTATATGACTATTGATGAGGATTTAAATAGCGTATGGGCAAACTATCAAAATGATCCACCTTCACATTGGATGCATTTTCATAGTGTGCCAAACGTATCGGGAGCTGAACAATGAGCATAACACTTAGCGGTCATCAACTAAAAAGCCTTCTCGAATTTGTAAATCCAGATGGTGAGAAAGATTTAGATCAACTTGATACTGAACTAACAATTAAATTCTTTGAAGTTGGCCACAGTGGAAAAGGCTATTACTTTTGGATGACCGAATATCCAGAAGAAGGTGCAATGAAGTTGGATATTGAATCGGGAGCTGAGGGATGAGTGAAAAAGCATTTAAAGATTTAAAAATTCGGTTCTACATGGCAATTGGTATTGCAAATGCCACTCAGGAAGATTTTTACCCTCTTAGTGAATTCATTGATGAAGATGACTGGAATGCAATGGATGAACTGCAAAAGGAAACATTTATTTCTGATTGCGCTAATGATTGGAGTCAAAACTATTTAGATTTGGGAGGCTGGGTGGAATGAGTGAATTTGATATGGCTTATTTTGACGTAAAGCTCTTTATCTCCAAGCGGACTACTGGGTTCATTTACAAAGGCTTATTTATCGAAATAGATGAGAGTAACGTCTTCGCATATACAGTCTTTGAAAATGAAAATTGTAGTGAAGAGTTATGCGGCTTTCTCAGCATGAAAGATGCAATTGAATATGTAGATGAAGTTAAAGCGGAAAGTAAGGAGGGGTAATGTCAGAAAAGCAAAGTCGTTTGCTTGACTTGAAGGCGGTTGAATTAAAAACCAGCCTTCCAAAGTCAACTATCTATGACTGGATGAAAACAGGCTACTTCCCTCCTTCTATGTTATTTGGAGAGGGCAAAAGAAAAATTGCGAGATGGCTTGAATCTGATATAGACTGTTGGATAGAAAAGCACAGAATGGCATCCTAA